TCAACAACGTCGACCCACAAGCCTGGCTCGCCAACACCCTCGCGCGCCTGCCCGACCACAAGATCACCAGGGTCGAAGAGCTGCTGCCCTGGTTCTGGCGGCCCTAGCGGTCACGCCGGACGCTTACGGAGATCGGGCGGTTCGACCTCATGCCCGAGGAAATTGGTCCCTGACGAGCAGCGCAACGCTACTCCATTCCGATAACCGCACGGTCACCGCCCTTGGTCGCCACCTAGGCTTCATCGTCACCGATCCAGACAGACAACCGAAGCGGGAGATCAGGCTTCCGAATCCACGTCATAGCGAGGCAGCTTCCTGATCTCCTTGTCCAGCAGCCTCACTGTGAACTCGCCGTAGTCGGTCGAGGCCCGCCCGTCCTCGTGGCCCTGGATCGCGTCGATATTCTCAGGAGGAACGCCGACCTCTCGTGCTACGGTCTTCAGTCTGTGGCGCCAGGCGTGATTGGGCTGGATGCGGTCATCCTTGATCCCGACCTTCTTCCGTACCCATTCGCTAACCTTCCCACCAATGCTACCCGCACGGGTCACAGGGTCCTCACCAGCCTTGGGTGAATAGAACAACGGTCCCTCGGGACGTGCTTCGACCATGTGAAGGAAGCCCATCTCAATCAGGTGCGGATGAATGGGGACCAGCCGGAAGTTGCCGGTCTTGGTAGAACCTGCCTCCGGTGTGATCCGAAGGCATGTGAAGCCGTGGTGTGTCTCCACGTCCTGCTTCCGCAACTGCATTAGTTCCCCGATCCGAGCGCCTGTGTAGGCTGCGAGCCAAGGTGCCCAACGGATCGCCCGCTTATTGTCTGCCGCCATCCTGCCCCACGCCTCGGGAGGTAGGAGCGCAGCGGACAGGATGGCCTTGGCCTCATCATCAGTGAAGCCGGGGGAGCGGGTTCGAGGGGCCTTCTTGACCTCCACCGTCACATCAGCAGCCGGGTTGTCCGTGATCCGAAACTTCCTTTTTCCGACCGTGAACACCCGTTTGACAGCGGCAACGTACTTCTGGCCCACGGTCTTGGCGCTCATGCCCTTCTCGTGACGCAGAAGCTCTGCCCAATCCGAGATCTGACGAGGAGTGATTCGTTGGGTGTCCTCATGGCCGAGGAACGCTATTAGGCTGTCCACCTTCTGCCGGAAGTCTCTGACCGTTCTGGCCGGTCCGCCGTCACGGAGATGATCCGTCTTCCACAACTCGAAGAGATCAGACAGCGTCACCACCTCGGCTGTCCCAGGCTGAACCTTCGGCTGGCTGGCAGGGATAGGGGCAGGGAACCAGGTAGCCTGTGGATCAGGCGTGAAGTCGCCCCAGCCTCTTCGCTTCAAGACTCCAGCCGCCTGTCTGTAGGCTAAGTTCATCTGCTCAAGAAGGCGGACACGGCTCTCAGCGTCCACGTCTAGGCCTGCACGCTGCAGGAGGCGGTCAGCTTCGTCCCCATGGAGGCGCTCTAGGCCGCCCTTCTGCTGAGACATCTCAATCGACACGTCTATTGCCCCATCCCACCCGTCTGGGTCACCGGGATCGTCACCGTGTGTGGCGATGGTGGCGTGGTAGTACTGACCAGCGTACTCGGCCACCTGTAAGGCTGTGAGTCTCACCCGCCCTGTGGCTGCCTCTTGGCGAAAGCGGCGCCACGTCTCTTCCAAGGCCGCTGACGCCTCACGGTACAGTTCCTTAGCCCGCTTCGGCTCCTTGGTTCCGAGAGACACCTTTACGAACTCGCCAAGGGTCACCTCCCGAGGCCGTCCATCCACAGGGACAGACACCTTCCGGCCCTTCACACGAGGGGCAAGTTCCTGGGGAACCCTGTCCCGAAGGTAATAGGTCCCCGTCTCTGGGTGCTTCCAAGGAGAGGCCATACGGATGCTCATGTGTTCCCGCCCTGTGTACCAGTTGGGCGGCCCGAACCCCTGCATTTGCAGGATCTTAGAGCAAGATCAAGGGAAAGGAGTGGTGCTGCAAGAGAGGATTGAATTCTGTTATACCGTATAAAAAACAATGACTTACAAGACGTTTTGTAACATTGTGACGGCGGGCATTCTGGGCGCCGGAGGCCCACCGACCGGCCGAGTTATCCACAGGTTTTTAGCCTGAGCCTTAGACCGGGCCGCTATAGGCAAGGCGCTAAGACCCTCCACAGCTCACCACGAAAGGATTCGACATGACCGACGACGACTTCCGAGCGCTCGAAGCGCGTCTGATCGCGGCCGGGATCGAGCCTAACCTAGAGCAGGACTTGAAGGACCTGGAGCTTGAGCACCTGCTTAGAGAAGCGACCATTGAGCCGTCCGAGGTGATGCGGATGATCCTCTCCGGCGAGATCAAGGCGGACCCCGATGTAATCCCCTTCCTTGAAGGGACCTTCGGCGTCATGGCCAGTGGTGTCTCTGGGGCCATGACCGCTGCCGACACATTTCTGCAAGGGATTAGCCGCCGCGCCTAGTCTCACCGCAACCCATCGCAACGGGGTCGGGATTAACCTCCCGGCCCACCTTTTCCTTCCCGTTCAGCCCCTAACCTAACCACAACGGGGTGTAAGCCTCTTCGATAAGTTAACCCTTACTTATCAATGAGCTGCCGCACCCTTGGACTTGCTCCGACCCTTCCGCCGCTCCCCGGCGCCTACGCCCGCCCCTGCGACTGAGCAGAAGGGCCTGTCGCTGACCGATCCCGGCGCGCTGGAGTTGTTCGGCGTCTCTCCCGCTGGTTCCGGCATCAGCGTCACAGCAGCGAGCGCCATGCGCGTTCCCGCCGTCGCCCAGGCCGTGCGACTCATCAGCGAGACCTGCGGCTCACTGCCCGCCAAGCTCTACAGCCGCGAGGACAAGTCCGCCGCGACCGAGCACCCCGCCTTCCGGCTGGTGCATGACGAGGCCAACGAGTGGACCAGCGCCGCGCAGCTGCGCACCGCCCTAACCCTCGACGCCCTGACCAATGACAAGGGCGGCTTCGCCCAGGTTGTCCGTCTGTCCAACGGCACGCCCTTCGAGATGCACCGGCTCGACCCGAGCCGCGTCACGCCCAAGACGGGCAGCGATGGGACGCCCTTCTACGAGATCACCAGCGACCGAGGACCCGTCCGGCTCGCCTACACCGACGTGCTGCACGTCCAAGCCTTCGGGGGCGTGAGCCCGATCACCCTGGCGCGCGAAGCCATCGCCCTCGCCATCGTCATGGAGCAGCACAGCGCCCAGACCTTCGCGAACGGCGCCCGACCGAGCGGCATCATACGCTCGGAAAAGACCCTCGACGTAGAGGCGAAGCGCAAGCTCGCGTCGTCCTGGTTCAACACCCATTCCGGCAAGCGCGCAGGCGGCACCGCCCTCCTAGACGAGGGCATGACCTACGACGCCCTGAGCCTGAGCATGGTCGACGCGCAGTTCCAAGAAAGCCGCGTCGAGCAGGTTCGCGAGATCGCCCGCGCCTTCGGTGTCCCGCCCAGCCTCTTGTGGGAATTGAGCCGCGCGACGTGGAGCAATGCCGAGGAGATGGGCCGCAGCTTCCTGACGCTCTGTCTCCGGCCGTGGCTCGAAGCCTGGGTATGGGCCTACAGCCGCGTGCTCCTCACCCCGGAAGAGCGCGCCCAGCTCTACGTCGAGTTCAACGTCGAAGCCCTGCTGAGCACCAGCCACGCCGCCCGCGCGACCGCCTACGGGCAGTATCGCTCCATGGGCGCGATCACCGGCAACGAGGTCCGGGCTGGGCTCAATCTCCCGCCGCATCCCGAGGGCGACACCCTCGCCAATCCGCACATCACCACCCCGGACAACGCGCCCAAGGCTGAGCCTGAGCCCAAGCCGGAAGGTGACGCGGAATGACCAGCATCCGGCACACCGCCTTTTTCGGCGACCGCGACCACAGCTTCGCCCTGACCGATCCCATGGTGCGCGAGCTGGAGCAGATCACCGGCCGAGGCATCGGCGCCCTGTATCTGGAGACCGTCGCGGGCCGCTGGCACCTTCCCCACCTGACCGAGATCGTCCGCTTGGGCCTGATCGGTGGCGGGATGAACCCGGAGCAGGCGCTTCGCCTCGTCAACACCTACGCCAAGGATCGCCCTTTGGCCGAGGTCTACCCCCTCGCCCTCGACGTGCTCGACGCCCGTTGGTCCGGCGTCCCCGACACCCAACCCAACTCCCAAGGAACCGAACGTGGCTAACACAACCGAGAAGACCCTGACCGGCTCCTGGCAGGCCGTTGCCACCGCTGGCGAAGTTCTCATCACGCCCAGCGACTCCACCATCTCGGCCTTCTTTGCCGTCACCTCCTCGACCATAGCCCCCACCTTCACGGGCGGGCATACCGTCCACAACGATGGCGCCGCCATGGCCCTGACCGGCACCGAACGGCTCTGGGTCCAAGGCGAAGGCAAGCTCTACGTCACCGCCGACGCGCCGGTCATCTGAGCATGACCGACCGTCTCTTCATCGAAACCAAGCTGATCGCCGACGACTCCGGCGCCATTGAGGGCCTGGCCTGGCCCTTTGGCACCCCGGATCGCGTGGGCGACATCATCGAGAAAGGCGCCTTCGCGGGCGCCGCGCTCCCGCTCCCCATGCTGTTCGGGCACGACCTGAACGACCCCGTGGGGACCTGGGACACCGCCGAGGAAGCCCCCGATGGCCTGCGCCTGAAGGGCAAGCTCCTCGTCAACGATGTGGCACGGGCGCGCGAGGTTCGCGCCCTTGTCCACGCCGGGGCGGTGCGGGGCCTGTCCATCGGCTTCCGCACCCGCAAGGCCATCACCCGGAAGGGCGGGGGCCGCACCATCACTGACCTTGAGCTTCTAGAGGTCAGCCTTGTGACGATCCCCATGCACCCCGGCGCGCATGTCTCGTCTGCAAAATCGGCGGTCCGAGCGCTGTTGCTCGCCGCGTCTCTCCAACGCGCAACAGCGCTTCTCAAAAGGTAAACGACCAAATGCTGCACCAACCGACCGACGCCTTCCTGGCGCTCGAAATCAAGGGCGAAGAGGATGGTGACGATGTAGTCACCAAGGCCATCGCCGACCTGTCCAAGACGGTCAACGACCGCCTGGAGGCCGTCGAGAAGAAGGGCGACGTGTCCGCCCTCGTGGCGCGCCTCGACCGCATCGAAGCCAAGGCCAACCGGCCCCAGGCTGACGGCAACGCCCCCATCGTCGCCCCCGACCGCAAGGCGTTCCGGGCGTTCCTCCGCTCGGGCGTCGAGCGCATGGACCCCCTCGAAGCCAAGGCCCTGACCGTCGCGACCGACTCCGCTGGCGGCTATCTCGCGCCCGAAGAGTTCGGCAGCGAAATGGTCAAGCTCCTCCGGGAATACTCCCCGGTCCGGCAATACGCCAAGGTCGTCACCATCGGCGGCAGCGAAATCAAGTATCCCAAGCGCGTGTCCGGCACCGGCGCGACCTGGGTCTCTGAGGTCGACCCCCGCACCGCGTCCGGCATGGTGTTCGACCAGCTGACGCTCCCGGCCCATGAGCTTGCCACCTACGTGGACGTGTCCAACCAGCTGCTTGAGGACAACGCCTACAACCTCGAAAGCGAGCTTCTGGCCGACTTCGCCGAGACCTTCGGCAAGACCGAGGGCACCGCCTTCGTGAACGGCACCGGCACCGGTCAGCCCAAGGGCCTGATGCAGGCGGCTGGCATTGCGGTGCAGAACAGCGGCGACGCGGCCACGATCACGGCGAACAGCATCATCAAGGCGTTCCACGCCATCCCGCAGATGCACGCCCAGGCAGCGGTCTGGATCATGAACCGCAACACCCTGAGCACGCTGCGCCAGCTGATCGACGGCAACGGCCGGCACCTCCTGATGGACCCGCTGAGCGCCACCGCTCCGGCGACGCTCCTGGGCCGTCCCATCGTCGAGATGCTGGACATGCCTGCCATCGCCGCCAACGCCTTCCCGATCCTCTTCGGCGACCTGTCGGGCTATCGCATCGTTGACCGCGTGGGCCTCTCGACGATCCGTGACCCCTACACGCAGGCGGGCATCGGTCAGGTTCGGTTCCATGCGCGCAAGCGTGTCGGCGCCGACGTGACGCACCCCGACCGCTTCGTGAAGATCCGCGTCGCGGTCTGATCCATGACCTTTGCAGCCGCCCCTGAGATCGTCCTGGCCCACGGTGGAAACACCGTGCGGCTTCGGCCGACGTTGCGGGCGGCTGTTACCCTGGAGCGCCTTCACGAGGGCGGCTTTCCCGCTCTCTTCCGTAAGGTCAGCGAGCTTGACACGACAACCATAGGTTTAGTTATCACCTGTGCCTCGACGGACAGTGGCGCTGCTAGGGCCTACCTAAAGAGCCTTGGCGAGCGGCCCTTGCGTGATTGCCTGCCAGCCTTGCAAGGGCCGCTCCTCACCCTCTGTCTCAACCTGATCCCCACCCCGGACGAGACCGACGACACCCCCGAGCTGAGCCCCAAGCCGCACGACAAGCCGACCGGCTGGCCCGATGCCTTCAAGCGGCTCTATGGCTTCGCGACCGGCTGGCTAGGCTGGACCCCTGAGACCGCCTGGAACAGCACCCCCACCGAGATCACCGACGCCTTCCAAGCGCACTGCGACAAGCTCCGCTCCATCCACGGCGCGGCTGAAGACGACGACACCACCAGCTCGACCACCGACACGCGCAACGTCGCCGAGATCATCCAGAACGGCAGCGACCCCACCCTCGACCGGGCCGGGCTTCACGCCCTTCAGGGTCTCCGGAGCGTCATGTGATGGGCAAGTTCAACGCCCTTTGCGCCGGGTGCGGGAAGCTGGTTCCAGCTGGATCCCGTTGCCCGTGCCAGATCGCCCAGGATCGCGCCCGCAAGGCCCGCTTCGACCTGACCCGGCCCTCTGCCCGGCAACGTGGCTATGACTCCCGCTGGGACAAAGCCCGCATCGGCTTCCTCCTGTCGCACCCCGACTGCGCGTCCTGCCAAGCGCCCGCCACCAGCGTGGATCACATCATCCCGCACAAGGGCAACCCGGTCCTGTTCTGGGACAAAGCCAACTGGCAACCGCTCTGCACCTCCTGCCACAGCCGCCACAAGCAGCGCCTGGAAAGGGCCGCGCCATGAACCCCGTGCAACAGCTCTGGTGCGCCGTGCTCCTCGAAGTGGTGCAAGACGCCATCCATGGTCCGTCGAAGCTCGCCCACTACAAGGGCAGCGCGCAGACCATCGAAGAGGCCCGCGCCTACATCGAGCACGACCCGGACTGCGAGGCCGTCTGG